ATGATGAGAACAATCATTACTCTGGACTCCAAGAAAATCAGTAAGAAAGCAGCCTGTGAAATGTACGGCGAGGCCGATGTGAACAAAATGATCCGGGAGGCCAAGGAAGCCTTTTTGGAAGACCCGAATGAAGAAAACACCTGGTGGATGGGAAACGGAATGCTGACCGTCGAGTTCCGGTAAAACAGGGGAAGAACAGGGGCCAATCAAAGGCCCCTATTCCAGAAAAATGCATAAATACACAGAATTTGCTTGCTTTTATCTGCCTTTAGAGTGATATATGTACATGCCAAAAGGCAAAGCACACAACCATAAGGAGGAAAACAAAATGACAAAGATGGACATGATCGAAAGATTCTACGGGCGCAGCGAGGAACTGGAAAAGAAGTTCGATGCAGCAGAAAAGGCCGGGGATGCCCAGACCATGCAGGCCTGCCGGGATGCCTACCAAGAACTGGTGAAGGAAGTCCAGGCAGAAGGGGAAGACTTCGGGAACATGATGCGGCTTTACAGCGACATGAAAAAGCACGGCAACAGCCTCCTGGACCTTTCCGGAGCCTATCGGGAACCGAAAAAGATCCTTCAGGTGTTCCGGGAATTCGGGGTGAAAGAATTCACCTTTTCCTCCACCTGGTCCAGCGCCATCCAGGTTGCCTGGGAATTCACCCAGCTGGGCTGCGGCCTGAAAGGGATGACCGAAATCTACGGATCCGGCCAGAAATTCATGAGCAACGAATACGAAAGAATTCCCGCCTTCCTCTTCAGCCTTTGAAGAGCAGGGAAAATCAAGAGAAGGAGCCCCGTGGGCTCCTTCTCTTCTGCCTAATTTATGAAAAAGATGGGGAACGCCAATGAGGAATTTCAAAAAAATACAAGTTTAAAAGATTTAAGAACCAAAAGTAGAAATTCTCAAAAAGACGGAACCCGGCTAACCATCATTACGATGGAACACCGCGAAAGCAATGGGCCGATATGCGTCTATGATGAACGAGGCGTTATTTTGTCTTGAAAAAATTGGTTACCAGACCATTTTGCAGATATTCATTCTGAATAACCAGTCGAAAAGGTAGGCCATACCTCTTAAATGTGGCGGAACGCCCTCTTGCTTCAGATCAACATAGCCTGTCAGATATTTTCGGACGGATACATTGCTATCCTTATCCCATGTTAAATCCTTGAGTGGGTTGTTGCAGTAGAACATACCATTTATTCCGTATATTCCCATTTGTTTAAGTGTCTTCTTCATCAATATTTTTATGGCAAGTTTGCCAACGGTGTCAAAAACCAAGCAACCATGAGGAAAGGCATCCTTTACTTTTAAGATAATGCGACGAACATCTTCTTCTTTGAAGTACATAAACACTCCGATAGCAAATAGAAAAATTCCACGGGATGCATCAAGACGTTCAATCCAATTATCACTGTTTAAATCGGCGGCAATATTGACTTCTCTATCATTACGCGGAAGGATGCCGTTTCGTATGGCAATAACATCATCTCTATCAATATTGTACAACTTCATCTTCCCATTATCTTTAAGGAGTGGTGTTTGATCAAGCCCGCATCCCATATTTACGATAGACGCATCTGGATGGCAAGATAAATATTCCTGCATTTCGCAAAGAATATCTTTGCTACGGAGAATACCTTCCAAGGAGCCAAACTTCCAAGCAAAAGAATATTTCTTTTTATCAAGTATGGAAAAATCATAATCCAGTTGAGAGGTTATTTTATCGACATAAGGGTCTTGGAGGATGTGAGGAAAGAACTCATTGCCTAATTTTCTGGCATAGAGGGGGATAATTAATGTTTCTTGCACCGTATTTTTATTAATATGTATTTTTCCCATACACACTCATATCCTTTTTTTGAGATTAGCTAGTATACCTATATTTTACCGAGGAAAAAGAGCGTTTGTAAATCAGTAATTTATGCAGCTATGCGGACCACAAGTCGTGTATGACTGAATCTAATTGTAAAGGAAGTGGAAAATCAGACATATGCGAAAACTCAAAAAGTACAAGCCCACCAAGTTCAAAGCTAAAACGTCCACCTACAATAAGGATCTGGCAGATTATGCAGTGGCCTTTATCGAGAGCCTGTGTCACACCAAGGGAACTTGGGCGGGCCATCCCTTTGAACTGATCGACTGGCAAGAACAGATCATTCGGGACCTGTTCGGGACGGTAAAACCCAACGGGTACCGACAGTTCAATACGGCCTACATCGAGATCCCTAAGAAGCAAGGAAAAAGTGAGCTGGCGGCTGCGGTGGCGCTCCTGCTTTGCTGCGGGGACGGGGAAGAAGGGGCGGAAGTCTATGGCTGTGCGGCAGACCGGCAGCAGGCTTCCATCGTCTTTGAAGTGGCGGCGGATATGGTCCGGATGTGTCCGGCCCTCAACAAGCGGGTCAAGATCCTGGCCTCCCAGAAACGGATGGTATTCCGGCCCACCAACAGTTTCTATCAGGTCCTTTCGGCAGAAGCCTACTCCAAGCATGGCTTCAATATCCACGGAGTGGTCTTTGATGAGCTCCACACCCAGCCCAACCGGGAACTGTTCGATGTGATGACCAAAGGCTCCGGGGATGCCCGGATGCAGCCTCTGTACTTTCTTATTACCACAGCCGGGACGGATACCCACAGCATCTGCTACGAAGTCCACCAGAAGGCCATGGACATCCTGGAAGGGCGGAAACATGACCCCACATTTTACCCTGTCATCTATGGGGCGGCGGAACAGGATGACTGGACCGACCCGAAAGTGTGGAAGAAGGCCAATCCTTCTCTTGGGATTACCGTGGGAATCGACAAAGTGAAAGCAGCCTGTGAATCGGCCAAAGAGACACCCAGCGAAGAGAATGTGTTCCGTCAGCTTCGGCTAAACCAATGGGTGAAGCAGTCTGTTCGGTGGATGCCTATGGACAAATGGGATGCCTGTGCTTTCCCGGTACGGGAGGAGGATCTGGAAGGGCGGATCTGCTACGGCGGCCTGGACCTTTCCAGCACCACAGACATTACCGCCTTCGTGCTGGTGTTCCCTCCTTTGGACGACCAGGACAAGTACTGCATCCTGCCCTACTTCTGGCTGCCGGAAGAGACCCTGCCCCTGCGGGTAAAGCGGGACCATGTGATGTATGACATCTGGGCCCAACAGGGATTCATCCAAACCACTGAAGGAAATGTCATCCACTACGGGTATATTGAAAAGTTCATCGAGAAACTGGGGGAACGGTTCAATATCCAGGAAATCGCCTTTGACCGATGGGGTGCCGTACAGATGGTCCAGAACCTGGAAGGGATGGGCTTTACGGTGGTTCCCTTCGGACAGGGATTCAAGGACATGAGCCCTCCTACCAAGGAGCTTATGAAGCTCACGCTGGAGCAGCGAATTGCTCATGGAGGGCATCCAGTCCTTCGATGGATGATGGATAACATCTACATCCGGAGAGATCCTGCCGGAAACATCAAGGCGGACAAGGAAAAGTCCACGGAGAAAATCGACGGGGCCATTGCCACCATCATGGGCCTGGACCGGGCCATCCGGTGTGGGAACAACGCCCACGAAAGTGTCTACGATTCCCGAGGACTGCTTTTTGTATAGAAAGGAATTCCTATGAATCTATTTTCCAAACTCTTCAAATCCAGGGACAAACCCAGGAACAGTCTGCTGGGCGGCGGGCACTGGTTTTTCTTTGGAGGCTCTTCTTCCGGGAAGGCCGTCAATGAGCGGTCCGCCATGCAGATGACGGCGGTCTATGCCTGCGTCCGGGTCCTTTCGGAATCCATTGCCGGCTTGCCTCTTCATCTTTTCCGGTACAATCGGGAGGGAAATGGGAAAACCCGGGACTTCGAACATCCCCTTGCTGGACTTCTTCATGATGCTCCTAATCCGGAAATGACCAGTTTTGTGTTCCGGGAAACCCTTATGACCCACCTTCTCCTATGGGGCAATGCCTTCGCCCAGATCATCCGGAATGGCCGGGGGCAGGTGGTAGCCCTGTATCCCCTGATGCCGGACCGGATGGAAGTGTGCCGGGACGGGGATGGGGAGATTTACTATCTATACTCCAAAGCCACCGACGAAAATCCCAAAATTAAAGAATATGGTACGGTCCGGCTCCGGAAGGAGAATGTGATGCACATTCCCGGTCTGGGGTTTGACGGTCTGGTGGGTTATTCTCCCATCGCCATGGCCAAGAACGCCATCGGCATGGCCATCGCCTGCGAGGAGTTCGGGGCGAAGTTTTTCGCCAACGGGGCTTCTCCCAGCGGCGTCCTGGAGCATCCGGGGACCATCAAGGACCCCCAGAGAGTCCGGGAAGCCTGGCAGTCCCAGTTCGGGGGAAGCAGTAACGCTGGTAAGGTGGCCGTCTTGGAAGAAGGCATGAAGTATTCTCCCATCGGAATCTCTCCGGACCAGGCACAGTTCCTGGAGACGAGGAAATTCCAGATTGATGAGATCGCCCGGATCTTCCGGGTGCCGCCTCATATGATCGGGGACCTGGAAAAATCCACCTTCTCCAATATCGAACAGCAGTCCCTGGAATTTGTGAAATACACCCTGGGGCCCTGGGTGGCCCGGTGGGAGCAGGCCATGAGCCAAGCGCTCCTGACACCGGAAGAGAGAACCCGGTATGAAATCCACTTCAATGTGGACGGGCTCCTCCGGGGGGACTACGAAAGCCGGATGAACGGCTATGCCGTAGGCCGCCAGAATGGCTGGCTATCCGCCAACGATATCCGGGAACTGGAGAATATGAACCGGATTCCGGAAGAAGAAGGCGGGGACCTGTACCTGATCAACGGAAATATGACGAAATTAAAGGATGCCGGCCTGTTTGCAGGCTCTGGCAATAAGGAGGAATCCCATGAAACGTAAATTTTGGAATTGGGTGAAAAACGAAGGAGAAGCAACCCGTACTCTGTACCTTACCGGGGAAATCTCCGATGAAACCTGGTTTGGAGACGAAGTGACCCCTAGAATGTTCAAAGACGAACTGATGGCCGGCAGCGGGGACATTACCCTGTGGATCAATTCTCCTGGAGGCGATGTGTTTGCGGCGGCCCAGATCTACAACATGCTGATGGACTATCCAGGACGGGTTACTGTAAAGATTGACGGGCTGGCAGCCTCTGCAGCCAGTGTCATTGCCATGGCCGGGAGCCAGGTAGAAATGTCTCCCGTGGCCATGATGATGATCCACAATCCAATTACGGTGGCCATCGGAGACAGTAAGGAAATGCAGAAAGCCATCGATATGCTGGCGGAAGTGAAAGAAAGCATCGTGAACGCCTATGAAATCAAGACCAGCCTTTCCCGGAACAAGATTTCCAAGCTGATGGATGCGGAAACCTGGTTCAACGCTAAGAAAGCGGTAGAACTGGGATTTGCAGATTCCATTCTCTATACCCAGGAGGATGTGGAGAAAAATCCGGATGTAGGTGCCATGCTGTTCAGTCGGGCAGCAGTGACCAATTCCCTGCTGACTAAGCTGTCTATAAAGAAAACAAAAGAACCTGTAACCAACAAGGTCCCCGCGGACAAACTCATGAAGCGGCTGGGCCTTCTTGTGCATTAAGGAGGAATATCCATGAATCAGATCCTGAAACTGAGAGAAGAACGAGCCAACACCTGGGAAATGGCCAAGGCTTTCCTGGAATCCCACCGGGACAAGGACGGCATGGTCTCTGCGGAAGACAGTGCCGTCTATGACCGGATGGAAGAAAAAGTGGTGGCCCTGGGGAAAGAAATCGAACGGCTGGAGCGCCAGAGGAATATCGATGATGAATTGAACAAGACCATTGATACGGCTCTGAAAGGTAACCCCGGTGCCGGCAACCGGAAAATGGACCCCAAAACCGGCCGGGCTAGTGATGCCTATACCAAAGCCTTCTGGCAAGCCTTCCGGGGTAAAGGCAACATTCAGGAAATCAAAGATACCCTGACCATCGGCTCCGATCCCGAAGGCGGGTACCTGGTCCCGGATGAATACGAACGCACCCTGGTGGCGGCCCTCCAGGAAGAAAACTTCTTCCGCAGCCTGGCCCACACCATCCGCACTTCTTCCGGGGACCATACCATCCCTGTAGTGGCAAGCCACGGGGAAGCGGCCTGGATGGAAGAAGGCAGCGCCTATCCGGAAAGCGATGACACCTTCAGCCAGGTGAACCTGGGAGCCCATAAGCTGGGAACCGCCATCCGGGTGTCCGAAGAACTGATGAACGACAGCGTTTTCGACCTGGAAAGCTACATTACCCAGGAATTTGCTAGACGCATCGGGACCAAGGAAGAAGAAGCCTTCCTGGTGGGCGATGGGAAGCATAAGCCCCTGGGTGTATTCCAGGGAGCAGAGGTAGGGGTGACCGCCGGAAAGACCGCCATCACCTTCGATGACATGATGGACCTGTACCACAGCCTCCGGACTCCCTACCGGAGAAATGCCTCCTGGATCCTCAACGATTCCACGGTGAAGGCCATCCGGAAACTGAAGGACAACAACGGTAACTATATCTGGCAGCCTTCCGTCCAGGTGGGCCAGCCGGACCGGATCCTCAGCCTGCCGTACCGCACCTCCAGCTTTGTGCCGGAACTGGCTGCGGGGAACAAGGTCATTGCCCTGGGGGACTATTCCTATTACTGGATTGCCGACCGTCAGGGCCGTAAGTTCAAGCGGCTCAGCGAACTCTATGCCGCCAACGGACAGATCGGGTTCCTGGCCAGTGAACGGGTGGATGGCCGCCTGATCCTGCCGGAAACCGTAAAAGTACTGCAGGTCCAGGCGGGCTGATCGGTGAATAAAAGGAGGTGATGGGATTGGTGACACTGGAAGAAGTCAAAGCCTATCTAAGGGTAGACGGAAGTGAAGAAGACGAGCTGATTACCCGTCTCATCGCCTCTTCTGAGCGGCTCTGCCTGGATACCCTTCGAAAGGAAGAACCAGAAGAAACAGCGGCCTTCAAAATGGCTGTCCTTTTTTCCGTGTCCTATCTCTACGAGCACAGGGAAGATGCGGATTACCACAATCTGCTTCTCACCCTGCGCTCCCTTTTGTTTGGAGAAAGAAAGGAAGCCTTCTGATGAAAATCGGAAAGATGGACAAACGGATCACCCTTCTTAGACCTATCCCTTCCGAAGATGGATACGGAGGTTTTCATACAGACTACGAAGAAATGGGACAGATCTGGGCCCAGGTGATCCAGACCAACTACGCCGAGCAGGAGGCCCAGGGGACGCCCATGAACCGGGAGCAGCTGCGGCTGAAGATTCGGCCAAGAAAGGATATCCGGAAAGGTTGGCGGCTTCGGCTTTTGGAAGAACTCTATGAAATCGAAACGGTGGACAATACCTACCGGGACAGCACCACGCTGATCATCCACCGGTATGAACAGGGGGTGTAGGAAGTGCCTTTCTTTACGGTAAAAGTCCCGGAAGGGGAACTGAGCAAGGCTGTCCGGCAGATTGCTGCCTGGGACGGGAAAGCCCGCCTCCGGGTGGAAGCCGCTCTGAAAAACGGCACAAATGCGGTAGCCCGGGAAGCTCGGCAACGGGTCCCGGTCCGGTCGGGGAAACTGAAGAAATCCATTAAGACCCGGTTTTCTACGGTGAAACTGGAAGGTCAGGTATACAGCAACGTGCCCTATGCCCATCTGGTGGAATTCGGCAGCCGGGCCCATACGGTGAAGCCCAGGAAGAAAAAGGCCCTCCGGTTTTTCCGGGGCGGGCCCGTCTTTACCAAACGGTCCCGGATCCCGGCCCAGGCGGGAAAGCCCTTCTTCAAGCCGGCTTATGACTATGTGGAACCTCAGCTGATCCGGGATGTAAAGAAAGCGATCCAGGAACCATGAAGAGATTACCCAATAACGCCGTACACAAGGCCCTGGTGGCCTTTCTCAAAAACCATACGGGACTGGCCGTCTATGACTATGTGCCCCAGGAAGCGGTGCTGCCGTTTATTACCCTGGGGACCATGACGGTCCAGGACAAATCCACCAAGACCGAGGACATGACCCATCTTTCGGTCCACATCCACATTTACAGCAGCTACAAGGGCCGGTACGAAATCAACACCCTGGCGGAAAAACTGATCAACCTGTTTGGCATAGAACAACTGGATCTCGCTGCTGAAGAGTTCTATGTCTCCGCCCAGGGGGTGGATTTCTACGAAACCTACCCGGAGGATGAGACCGGCTACAGCGGGGTGATCACCCTGGAAGTCCTCATCCAAAACATCCATAAGGAGGAATAATATGGCAACTACCACTTTTCCCAGCCGGAGCGAAGCCTCTAACACGGCCACTGCCGGCAAGGATTACCTTATTTATCTGAACGCGGGAGAATCCGACACCAATCCCACCTGGCTGCTTCTTGGGGGCCAGAGGAGTGGGGATCTGAGCCGGCAGGCAGATGAAATCGACGCCAGTAGCAAAACATCCAACGGGTGGAAATCCACCATCCCCGGCCTGCGGAACTGGTCCCTGGATCTGGAATCTGTGTATCTGGCCGGAGACAAAGGAGCCAAATTCCTGGAAGCCTCTTTCCTTGCAGGGAAGCAGGTCCACATCAAATTCGAGTACCCGGACAAAAGCTATGTGACCGGCTGGGGCTCCGTAACGGAATGCAGCCTGTCCACTCCACATGATGACGTGGCCACCCTGTCTGGGACTATTTCCGGGGACGGCCCCTTAAGCGATCTGAAAAGTGCGGATGGTACTTCCATCACTGGCGGCTGAGAGGAGGAATAACATTCCATGAAGAAAATCGACTTTGAAGTATTCGGTCCCGGCCAGTATCTGTATTTCGATATCGGCCGGCTGATCCAGGTGGAAAACATCACTGGCAAAAGCGCCGGGGACATTATCCGGAACCAGGAACTGAACCTGGGGATCCTGACGGCCCTTCTTTCCATCGGCCTCCGGCAGCACGGCATCAAGAACCCTCAGTGGTACGCTACCAAAATGCAGGAACTGATCGACGAAGGTCACGAGATGGAAGAATTTGTCCAGCCGGTGGTGAAGGCCATTGCCGGGTCCGGCATCCTGGGGAAAGATGTGTATTATGCTATTTTCCCGGAAGAAGATCCTGGGAAAGAATCGGGGAAAGGGAAAACTAAGCCAAAAAACTGACAGCGGGACAGGAAGAAGTCCCGTCTTTCAATGACTGGCTGCGATGGGCAGAAGAAGTGGCCTATGGGCTGCTGCACCTTCTGCCCGCCCAGTTCTATGCTCTGACTCCCCTGGAACTGGACCGGATGGCCGAGTACCGGTTCAGGGCAGAGGAACGGAAGAAATGGGAGACCGCCTATTGGGTGGCCTGCCTCATGAGCGTCCACACCCGGAAACCGGTAAGGACGGAGAAGCTGATGAAGCCCTTCCTGCCGAAGAAAACCAGCAGCCAAATCGCAGCCGAGCGGGATGCCTTCTTCGAGGAATTCAGACGGAAAGGAGATGAGGGACATGGCGACCATCGCTGACCTTCTGGTAAAGATCGGGGCGGATACCTCCGACCTCCGGAAAGAACTCAATGCCACAAAACGGCAGATCAAGTCTGCTTTTGGGAGCGAAGCTCTTGACGTGTCCAAGAAATCCCTGGCTGTCTTAGGAGGCATCGGGGCTGGCCTGGCTGCTCTGGGGATGGCATCGGTGAAAGCCGGGGCCAGTTTCCAGAGCACCAAGACCGCTTTCACCAATATGCTGGGCAGTGCGGAAAAAGCACAGGACTTCCTGGGGAAGATGCAGGACTTTGCGGCTAAGACCCCTTTTGAATTCAGTCAGGTATCCCAAGCCGCCCAGAAGTTCATCGCTTTCGGCTTTTCTGCGGAACAGGTCATCCCCACCTTGACAGCGGTAGGGGATGCGGCAGCTGGCGTTGGTCTCGGGGCGGAAGGCATCAACCGGATCACCCTGGCCCTGGGCCAGATGGCGGCCAAGTCCAAGGTCCAGGCTGGTGAAATGATGCAGCTTACCGAAACAGGGATCCCGGCCTGGAAGATGCTGGCAGACCAGATCGGGGTGTCCGTGCCGGAAGCCATGAGCATGGTCTCCAAGGGAGCTATTGATGCGGCAACCGGCATCACGGCTCTTGTGAGCGGAATGGAACAGTCCTTCGGGGGCATGATGGATCAGCAGAGTGAGACCATCAGCGGCACCTGGTCCACCCTCATGGACGGCTTAGAACAGTCTGCCGCCCAGGTAGGCCTCCAGATTGCAGAAGCCCTGAACCTTACGGGAATCTTCCAGACGCTGGGGGATATGCTGACGAACTTTGCGGCCACAGTCCAGTCTTCTGGACTTACGGAAGCTCTCCTGACGGCCATTCCCCCTGAGTTCCAGGCGGGTATCCTGCTGATTGTTTCCACCCTCACCGGCCTTGCCATTCCGGCCATCGGACTCTTTGTTACGAAAGTGATCCTAATGGCCGCTCCATTTGTGGCGGCAGTTGCTGCTGCAGCTCCTTTTATTGCGGCGGCAGCAGCGGTGGCCACGGCTCTCTATGCCATCTGGAAAAGCGGGATGACCGTGGAAGATGTGCTGGGGGCCATGGGGATTCGGATGGAAACGGTCACCCGGGCTGTGGATGCCATTCAGGCAATGATGAGCGCGGCGGCCCAGTCCATTATCGCCAATCTTCAGGCCCTGGAACCGGTGTTCACCCTGGTGGCTGCGGTGATGGGAGCCGCCTTCTATGCCTCTCTGCAGATTATCGGGGCCGTGGTGAACGGAGTGCTGAACTTCATCAGTGTCCTCAGCGAATGTGTCACCTGGATCCTGAACGCTTTCACGTATCTGGTGGAGGGCATCGGGTCCTGCATCGATGAAGTGGGAAGCATCCTGTCCGACATGGCTGACAGCATCCTTCCCTCCTGGGCTTCCAGCGGTCTTTCCACCCTTGCCAACTTTGTCAGCGAAGCCATCAGCTGGCTCTCCAGCTTAATCCAGAAAATCCTGGAAACCAATAATGCCCTGGGTTCCATGGGCGGGGAAGGCGGCGGAGATGGCGGCGGGGGCGGCAGTGCAACCGCCAAACGGGAATTCAAGCTGCCGGACTTCAGCAACCTTCGGGGCGGAGGAGGAGATATCCCTGTTCTTTCCGGAGGAGGCGGAGGCGGTGGTGGTTCTGGCGGTGGCGGAGGCAGAAGCTCCGGAGGTACGGACCAGCTGGCCAGTACCGCGGCCCAGACCAGCAAGAGCATCGAAGAAGAATGGTTCCGGACCTTCCATACCAAAAGCGCCCTGGTGGACCGGTGGTATAAGGAAGAAACGGACGAACTGGAAAAATCCAGATCCGCCAACGAAAACTATGAACGGGATAAGACCCGTCTGGCAGAGCTGTATGCCCAGAAGCGTCTGGATGCCCTTTCTGAGGAACAGGCCAAGGCACGAGAGCTGATGAACAAGGCCCGGGACCTGTCCTTCGATGCGGTGACGGCGAAACTTACTCTCTATGGTTCCAAACAGGAACAGGAAGTCATGAAGATGCAGTCCGACATGGAAAAAGCGGTGGCTTCCATTGATGACAAGTACGCCAAGCTGTCCCAAGACTTCATTTCCCTGACGGCCAGTGAAAAGACTGTGTTCCTGAACGCTTTGAAGGAAAAAGGCATTGCCTACGAACAGACCAGTGCCAACGAAATCGCCTTTGAAAAACAGGCCAACCTGGAAAAGGCAGCAGCCTACAAAAGCTACATGGAAGAGCGGAATGCCTACTTTGCCCAGGGGAAAGACATCCAGGCGGCCCTGGATGAAGCCTACAACCAGAACTCCCTGGCCATGCTGCAGGAAACCCTTACCGCAGAAATGGCTCTTCGGCAGAGCAACATCGATGCGGAAAAGTCCCTGATGGATACCTACCAGGAAGCCTATATGAATGCCCACATGGGAACTCTGGAACTCATTGCGGACATGGCTTCCACCACCTTGAGCGGCCTGGAGACCGCTTTCACGGATATCCTTACCGGGGCCAAGAACGCTAAGGAGGCTTTCCTGGATTTGGGGAAGGCCATGCTGAAAACCATCGCCAGCTATTTCTCCCAGATGCTCTCTGGGATGCTGGTGACGGCTCTCTTCGGGGATAAACTCAACGCGGCCAGTGCCGCCAAGACGGCCGCCCAGGGAACGGCAGCCGCCGGAGCTCTGGCTCCCGCGGCCTGGCTGAAACTGGTCATCGACCCGTCTGCAGGGCCTGTGGCTACGGGCCTTTTGGCCGGAGGGACTTCTGCAGCAGTGGGCATCGGGATGGTGGCAGCTGCTACCAACAGTGCAGCAGGGACAGCCGGTGCAGGAAACAAGACACCCCATTATGCCAAAGGCGGATATTTCACAAGACCCCTTGTTGGCGTTCTGGGGGATGCCGGGGATGAAGTGGCCCTGCCTCTGAACCGGGCCGTGTTCGACAGCATTGCTGAAGGCATTACGAATTCCAGTGAATCTACGGATAACCGGGAAGTTGCAACAACCTTCAACAACTACGGGGACATCAACAACGCTGCGGATCTGGATGATCTGATGGATGGGTTTACCGATGCTGTCCTGGCTGGATTGAGAGGTGCGTAACATGCAATTCCCGGAACGGAAAGAAAATGAACAGAATTTCACCATCACCAAAGATGGGGTGGAATACAAGATCCCGGTCCACTGGAGTCTGATGGACAGCGGCAGCTACACCTTCCGGAATAAGCTCCAGTCCCGGGCCTTTGCCCATGGCAGTGATGCCGTAGGGGATGGGAAGATTGACGGCCGGACCCTCCAGGTGGAGTTTTCCATGGATGGCACTACGGAAGAAGACCATGATGAAGTGCTGAACGAAGCCTATACCTTCTTTGGCCAGACGGACTATTCCCTGATGGCAGGCCGGCCGGACCGGGTTTACCACGTGGCCTGCCTGTCGAAAATCAAGCACAAGTTCGAGAACGGGTTCAAGCAGAGAAGAAGCAACATCACCGTGTCTCTTCTCCTGGCCGACCCTTTCCGGTATGAAGCCCAGGAATCCCGGGTGGTGTTCACCTTTCCCCAGGCTACGGTGCAGGCGGAAATGGTTCTCCACAACCTGGGGAGCGTGGATACGCCGCTTACCTTTCGCTTTATCCCCCTGGACCGGATGACAAATCTCACCGTCTGGCACCAGGAGGCCAAAGAAAAATTCACCCTCACCGATGCCCTTCTGGTGGCCCCCAAGACTTCCATCGTAAATGGCAGGGAAGGAACTGTCTGGCGAGATAAGGACAACAGCATCAACGCCTTTACCGGGACATTTCTCCACGCCAAGCCGGGAGCCAATCTGTTTCTCTACACAGGGGGAGCCGGGACAGTGGAAATCACGTATACCAACAGGTGGTTTGTATGACGAATTTCATTTTTGGACGGGGCCTCTTCGGCCGGTGGATCTTTGCTGGACCTACTGGTGAAGGAGAAGGCAGCAGCGATCGAGGCAAGGTCCATGAGTACTATCCCGGCCAGTTCGTGGTCTACGCGTACAAAAAGGACGGGACCCGGACAGCGATTTTCGGAGGGGGAAGCGAGGCCAATGCCCTGAACGAAGTGACCTTTGAAATCACCAGCACCGGCTGCGGCCAGTGCCAGCTGACCTTTTACCGGCAGCCCGACAATGCTCAGCTGGACTACATGCAGCGCATCGACATCCACCTGTATGGAGACCGGAAGCCCTGGTACAGCGGATACATTATCAGCCGGCCCATTGAGGGGACAACGGACACCAAGTTCGTATACAAAGGCTACGGCTTCTACAACCGTCTGGAGAATGTGATGCTCTGGAAGACCTATGAGAACACAGATGTGGGAGACATCGTCCGGGACATCGCCAGGCAGGTGGAGCGGCAGACCCTCCAGGTGGTCTACAACGACAGCAAAATCCAGAGCGTGGGGTACAGTCCTACGAAACTGGTCTTTGACGGGGTGACGGTGAAAGAAGCCCTGAATACCTTGGCCGACTTTGCGGTGGACTACGTGTACGGGGTGGACGAATACCGGTGCCTGTATTTTCGCCGTAGAGAGACTTCTGTCAACGAACAAGCCCGGCTGACCGTGGGAAAACACATCACCTCCTATACCCCTTCCTGGGATGTGTCCAAACTGGTGAACTGGGCCCGGATCAAGGGCGGCAGTGTGGACGACCAAGGAGAACAGTGGCTCTGCATTGTGGAAGACAAAGACAGCCAGAACCGCTACGGGGTCCACCAGGCGGTCTGGAACCTGCCGGAAGCCTATGATGCAGCCGATGCCCAAAGGTGGGGAGAAAACCAGATCAGCCAGTACAAGGCCCCGGTGAAATCCGCCAAAATCAGCGGCGTCCGGCTGGAATACCCTTACCCGGATGGAACTTTCAACGTCCGCCACATGTCCACGGAGGGCCTTGCGGAAATCCGGAGACTGGACGGGAACGCGGATACGTATCCCATCAAGAAAATCAAGTATACTCTGTCCGGGGAATACGGCATCAAGACAGAGATGGAGCTGGGCGAGCCTCAGTTTTCCGTGGACCGGTACCTGTCGGACATCGAACGCCGGTCCAAGGATATCGAGCAGTCCCAGTCTTCGGCCCTGAAACAATGGAAAGGAGGAAGCTGATGGCCATTCATGATTATCGGTTCGATCCCTTTGAGAATACCTTTAACATCAAAAAAATCTATGACGAAACCCACGTGATCCCCAGCAACAGCCCGTACACCATCCGGCTGACGGAAGTGCCCCAGAAGACTTCTCCCACTACCCTGCAGGTGAAGTTCCAGAACGGGGCGCTCCTTACGGAAGTATCGGAAGAACCGGCCCAGGGGCAGTACTGGCCGGATTACCTCACTACAGAGCATGGCATCGAAGGCTGGAACACCGGGACTCTGAAGTTTTCGGCAGCTGACGCGGGAAAAACCGTCCTTGTCACCTATAACGGGATGGGGACCCTGACGGATGACCGGCTCATCGACCAGGTGGAGATCGCCGTCACATCCAGCACCCAGCCGGAGAGGGAGGCCGTAGTGTCCGGGGTCAATTCCTGGGACAACACCATCACCTCCGGTCCAGAACGGCACGCTTTTGAAACTGCTCGGGGACGGATTAAGACTCACCGGGGGATTCCGGCCGGAACCTACTCCCTGCGGCGAATCCTGCAGGAACTGGTGAACCGGTCCCATACCCAGGAATATACCCGGGAAATCATCTATTCCAACTGCAACTGCGACTGTACCGATGATTCGGGAGGAGGATAAGATGCTGGTCATTGACGAAAATAAGAACATCCAGGTGTCCCAGTACGATACCTTTTCCATCCGGTTTCGCTTCACCAACTACAAGCTGACTCATGCAGACAAGGTGGTCTTTGCCATCAAGAAAACCACCAATTCTTCCGAAGTGGTCTATTCGGATAATTTCTACAATCCGGACAACAATTTTGTAGATGTAGTGGTGCCCAAAGGAGCGTTGGATTCTCTGGAACCTGGGGCATACATTTACGATCTGGCCATTATCAACAGCGAAACGGAACGGATCCTCACCTGCTTCTTTACCAAGTCTTTCATCATCAAGGGGGTGGCTCACAATGTCTGATGCGGCCAATGTGGAAGTGACCCTAACGGTCCAGAACAACACGGAAGTGGAACTGGGAGATGTGACTGACGGGTACGCCGCCGATCAGGCACGGGCCTACCGGGACAAGGCCGGGGAATATGCGGCGGATGCCTTAAACAGCAAGAACATGGCAGAAGCCTGGGCGGAAAGCGACAGTGCCCCGGCCGGCACCGGGACCCGCTCCAGTAAGACCTGGAGTGAGGTATCCCAGGAGTGGGCGGAAAGCACCACCAATCCGGATGGCGTCACCGGAGCCCGTTCCGCCAAGACCTGGTCTGAAACGGCCCGAGCCTGGGCAGAAAGTGAGGGGGAACCGGACGGAGTTTCCGGAGCCAAGTCTGCCAAGAGCTGGGCCACGGTTTCTTCCCAAAAAGCGACAGAAGCCGCAGCCAGTGCCGAAGCGGCAGATACCAGTGCTAAGGCTTCTAGTGGCAGTGCGGCTGAAGCGAAGACCTCTCAACAGGAAGCGGCAACCCAGGCTACCCTGGCGAAACAAAGTGCCGACAGTGCGGCAGAAAAACTGGCCCAGATGCAGATCGACCTGAAAGTGAAAGCGAATGTGGACAGCCCCATTCTTACGGGAACCCCAGCAGTTCCTACTCCGGCAGAAGATGCGCAAAGTACACAGATTGTCAATGTGGCCTATGTAAAAGAGAAGATTGCCGAACTGGTGAGTGGCTCGGAGGCTTCTCTCGATACCCTGAAAGAACTGGCGGATGCCTTGGGGAATGACCCGAATTTTGCCACCACCATCATGGCAGCCATCGGGAAAAAGCTGGATGCCACAGCAACCGCCCAGGCAGCTGTGGCCGATGGGAAGGGCAACAACATTGCAGAAACCTATGCCACAAAGGCAGAACTCACCGGGGAGACAGGAACCCTTGCTGCAGTGGCGAAAAGCGGCAGCTACACGGATCTCCTGGACAGACCGGTGATTCCAGATAAAACCAGTCAGCTGACCAACGACAGCCGGTTTGTAGCCACGGATGCCAACGGGAATGTGACTCTCACCGGGGCGCTCACCGCAACGAAAGTCTACAACGCGGTCTATAACGACTACGCTGAATTCTTTCCCCGAGGCGGGGACACCCAGCGGGGAGACATCATTGCCCTGGACGAAACTTCGAATAAAGAGCAATACAGCAAGGCAACTTTCAGCAGCCGGTGTGTGGTGGGGGTCCACACAGAGGATTTTGCCTCCATCATTGGTGGCCGTACCCTTTCTCCGGGAGATGACATCCTGAAGACGAACCTGCCCACCTATATCCCGGTAGCCCTGGCCGGCCGTGTCCCGGTCCGGATGTATGGGAAAGCCAGGAAGGGCGGCTGGGTCATTCCTTCGGAGATGCCGGGTGTGGGCCGGATGGCCCTGGAAGGGGAAAGCATCACCCAGGCGGTGGGACAGATCGTGAAGGACGATACCGCAGAAAATGTGCGGCTGGTCAAGATCCTGGTAAGGAGTGGAAGATGAAATATTTAAGAAGAAACATCAACACGGTATTCCTCATGCTGGGGAATTCCTGCAATATGAACTGTGCCTACTGCCTCCAGCATCCACTGGTGCATAAACCGTTGAGCCGGGAAGTGAATCCGGAAATCTACGACTTCCTGGGAGAAGTGGCCCAAGAGAATACCCGGACTCTCCACCTGCAGTTCTACGGCGGGGAGCCTCTTTTGTACTTTAGAACTATCCGAGAAGTGGTGGAAGAAATCAAAAGAAGAAAAATTCCCATGACCTTTGGCATCATCACCAATGGCCGGGCACTAACGGACGAAATGGTCCGCTTTTTTCATGCCCATCACTTCTCCGTGACCATCTCTTGGGATGGGCCTCACGTCTTGAAGACAAGAGGCTATGATGTGTTTTCCGTACCGGAAACCCGGGAGCGGATCCTGGCCCTGGAGCATCTCTGCCTGTCCGGGGTGCTTTCTGCCAGGGCCTATCCCCAGGAAATCCTCCAGGCATTCCAGCAGATTTCCGAAGAGTACAGTGCCATCCATGGCTACCAGATTGCGGTGAACCTGGACGAAATCATGGATACGGGGCTGCCCCAAAAGGATCTACTGGAAATCAACTACGGCCGGGTGGAGCGGGAGATGGAAGAGCTGACCCTCCAGTTCCTGGAAGGCTTCGGGAAACGGGTCCCGCCGGAGCGGTACACGAAAGAAGCCTATATCCGGCAGCTGTTCCACTCTTTGAAAGACTTCTACCTTACGGGGAAAGGGAAATGGGACCGGTATACGGCGGCCTGCGGGAACGGGCTCACGGTGCTGAACCTGGACCTTGAGGGGAACCTGTATCCCTGCCACAACACCTCCCGGAAGGTAGGTTCCATCCATGACGGGTACTTCACTTACCTGCAGCACATCCTGGCGGGGGATCATACCCACGAACATAGGAAAGAGTGCCTTTCCTGCACGGCCCTTGCTTTCTGCCAGGGAGGCTGCAAGCTGGTAGGGGATAAGGCCCGGAAGGAGTCCTACTGCAGGCTGAAGCGAGCGGTGTTCACTCCGGTCCTTATGACCATCCAGCAGTACGGGCAGAAGATTTTGGAGAAAGATCATGGCAAAGAACGGTACCATCAATAAAACTACCTTTACAGATTCTGCTGCTGTGACCGGCACCAGCGAACTGAAGGTGAAAGCCATCCATGTGACGGAACTGCAGACGGCCCTGGAACAGCTCAATACCTACGCGGCTAATGTGGACAACTGCGGGAACTGCGTGTACTGCCAGACTTGCCAAGGATGCCAAACCTGCCAGAAATGCCAAAGCAGCAGCTGCCAGTCCACCTCCTGCCAATCCTGCCAGAGCATCTCCCAGTGCAGCCAGAGAGACTGTACCTGTCAGACCCGGGGCCAGTGCGACTGTAACTGCAACTGCAGCGGAAGCAGCGACTGCAATTGTTCGGACGACTCCTAAGGTGGTGAGAACATGGCGGAACAAGGAGAAAGCGTTTTAAAGAAACATCTGACGGATGTGCAGACGGGCCTTGAGACTTTATCTACCAACAAGAAGGTCACCATCGATCTATCTTCCCTTGATTATGCCCGGGTGAAGAAGGTCAACATTAAGGTACTGGATGCGGCCATCAACAAGCTGGAAGAAAGTTTTTCCGGGAACTGCTGCCAGGCCAACTGCTGTCAGACCTGCCAGAGTTGCCAGGGCTGCCAGGGGTGCCAAACCTGTCAGGGATGCCAGTCTTGCCAAAACTGCCAGGGGTGCCAGACCTGTCAGAAGTGCCAATATTACATGACGTTCAACTGCAACTGTAACTGCAGTGACGATAGCTAAGGAGGAACGGAAAAGATGATCATTGCCAAAGGAAACGTGCACACAGTAGAAGGACCGGTTCCCGTAGAGAAACTGGAAACGGGGATGCTGGTGGTGGACCGAGGGCATCGGGCCAGGAAGCTCCTCAAAGTGGAACAGGTCCAGCTCCATCAGACCCTCCACTTTGAAAAGAACCCGGAGCTGGTCCTGGCCGGGAACAGTGTCCTTTTCACCCTTACCGGGCTGCGGAGCGCCATTACCCTAAAGAATGTGCGGAAGGCCATGAATGGGCGGATCCAGATGCTCTTCCAGACGTCCCGGGTCCAGGATGATGTGATGAAAGTGAAGAAGGAAGAAGTGACTGGCTACCGGCTGACCATCGAAGGGGGCCGGGACGTGCTGGTGAACGGATATGATGTGGCGGACCGGGAGGTGGAATGATGCTGAAGATTTATTACAACGAAGAATCCAACGCGGATCATGTGGTCCATTTAACCTTGAGCGGGGACTTCTGCAAAGTAGAGTGCAGCAGTGCCGTTGATGGCCGGGCCGGATCTGACGTCATCGAGAATCTGCGACCTTACAGCTCCTATGCCCTGACGGAAAGCAACGGGACGGTGAAGATCTTCCGGCAGCCCATGCAGTCCGATTACCGCTTCCTGGACCTGAACCGGCTGGGTGTATCCATCCGTGTGGACTTTGCCATCCTGACCCAGCTGTACGGGAATCACACCATCCTCAGCGTGGACACGGGCATCCTGGCAGATAGCGAGCGGGACATTGTGGTCCGGCTCTTTAGCGGGAGAAAGGAAAATTTCACCATTGAATCCGACCAGGAATATGAGCTGCTGCCCTTTAGCACCAGCGACCTGATTCTGGGAGACCATCCCAGAATGAAACTGTGGGACAGCTACAGCCTTTCTGCTGGTGGCCGGGAGCTGATGGCCAACCGGAAAGGATATCTCATTGATGGGGATCCGGAGGAACCGTTTGTCCCCGAAGAAGGTAAAGAGTACATCGACTTCACCATCCAGAAATACAAAGGGGACTTTTCCACCAAAGAAAAGCTCACCCGGGATATCGATGACGAGGAAGTCTTCGTGGATTCTTCCGCAGGTCTTGTGAACAACCGGCGGATCAAACTGGATCACGGGACGGGTAGTTTCCGGCTGTATCCCTTTGGGGTGGAAGGACCGGTGAAGATTAAGCTGGGCCGGAAATGGTATGAGGTATGGAACGACTATTTTGTCTTTATCGGAAAGGGGGAGAAGAATGGCTGAACCGCGGAAACTGACCATCTACCTGGGGAGCCAGTGCAATCTCCACTGTCTCTACTGTCACCGGGAAGCCTCCAGTGATGAACAAGGCATCTCCGATGAATTCCTGGAAGAACTAAAACGCAATCCTCCCGGGGCCATCAAGTTTATGGGCGGGGAGCCGCTGCTCTATATGGAGGAAATCCGGAAGGTGGTTCGTGCGGTGTCCGAGGCCAAGTTTTCCCTCAGCACCAACGGCATCGGCATCGGAAAGCACCTGGATTATTTCCGGCAGCACGGCTTCCAGATCTGCATCAGCTATGACGGGGCGGAGAAAGACCTGCGGGGCTATGACCCTTTTACAGACCTTCTGGATTATCCGAATGTGGCCGTATCCACTACCCTGTACCATGGCAACACAGACCTGGGGGCCATCATGGAGCGGTTCCGGGAGAAGGAGAAAGTCGTCGGACGGTCCCTTTCCTTTTTCCCGCATCTCCTTCATGTGACCAACGAAGCCAACAGGAAATACGCCTTGACGGAAGAGGAATATGACTCCCTCCTGGAACAGTACAAAAAGTACGTGGGGCTGTACTTGTCCCGGTTCCGGAGATTCGGCATCCGGGACAAGCGGTATGAAGGACTCTACCAGACTCTGGAACGGCGGAGGAAAGCACACTACACCTATGGGGAAACCTACTGCAGCAATCGGAAGCTGCGAAAGGTGGATGCCAAGGGGCAGTCCTATCCCTGTCTGTATATCCGGAAAGAGAAGCTGGGGACGGACTGGCTGAGGGAGCAGCAGAATCTGATTCACCGGGTGAATCCCCACTGTAAGACTTGTTCCGTCTACGACATGTGCGGCGGGGCCTGCATCGTGAGCAAGGAGCATGAACTGGAGTGCCGATTTTACAAGGCTCTCTACACCTGGTTCAAAAGGGAAGTGAGTCGGCCATGAATTCTCTCTTTATCTTCCCAGAAGCCATCCAGACGAAAGATACCATTGCCCTGGACCTGGATGGGAACCGGATGACTTTCTCTTGTAATAACGAATGTGTGTTCATAAATCTTGAGACTCTACGTTCCGGGTCCTCTACGGTGATCCTGAAGAACCCCATTGCCGGAACCGTCTATCCCTTGTTCAATTTCCGGGAAATCCTCCAGGTGATGGATCTGGGTCCCCAGGAGATGCTCCGGACCTTGCGGATTAACGCCTATGTGCAAATCGACAAGTCCGGGAAGAATACGTTCATCAAGGTGTTCCTGCCCAAGGGGCAGAAGGAACTCAACAGCCGCACCCATGATTTTTCCCGCTTTCCCCATGTGCCCTTGGCTGACCTCCATAAGCTGGACCGGGATTTCAGTTGGACGGTCAGGAAGGTGAAGGCCCAGATCCATTATGGCCGGATCGAGGGGTCCCTGGTGCTGGAGCGCTCCGGGTTCTGGAAGGAGCCGGTGTATGTGAGCCATGCCGGCCAGACAAAGGAGCTGACGGAAGGGGAGAACGATTTCTCCTTTTCCTGGAGCCCTACGGAAGACGTGTACTGCGGACCGAAATGCGGACGGTACAAAGGCCGGGCTCTTCATGTGACGCCTGGCCGTTAAGCAAAGAAAGGAGGGGGTGCGCCATGAATTTCATCAGCTACACCTTTGTGAACGCAGTGATCAGTGCCCTGGCCGTATTCGGGTGCTGGCTGATCCTGCGTCCCCAGAAGATCGAGAACCTGGCGCTCCACAAGAGCATCGATAACAATACCAAGGCCCTGGAAGATCTGACTGGACTCATCAACGAAATGCGGGTGGCCCAGGCCGGCATCGAGACCAACATCGACAACCTGTGGCACCGGTACAAAGACCTGAAGGGGGAAGTCGATAAGCTCCATGAGCACAACCGAAATCTGGGGAGTCCGCCATGTTTGAAAAAGTAAGGGGCTGGCTCAATAAGGGTCTTGGAGCTGTGAAGAAGCGGCTCAATCAGTTCCAGCAGCCCATTAAATGGATCGTCATCGGGTATATGGTGACGGTCTTTCTTTTTGTGGTTTCCTATTATGGCTTCTGGGTCTATCTGGCAGTGACGGGGAAAATCCAGCTTCCGGACCTTCTGGCTATGATACGGGAACTGGTAGGGCCTGCCATGGTGGGGTTCATCACCTTCATTGCAGGTTGCTTTGTGGATTTTGACGGGAACGGGATCCCAGATCATTTTGAAAAGGAGAAGGATAAACCATGAAGATTTACATCAATCCGGGCCATATGCCCGGTGTGGACAGCGGGGCTGTCAACGAAGAACACGGGGTCACTGAAGCGGGTATCGTAAAGGAAATCGGAGCCGGAGTTCAGCAGTACCTGAACCGGGTGGGCTATGACTGCATGCTGGTCCAGTCCGACAACCTCTGCGGGGAATCCCCCAACTATACCAACATTTGTGCCAGCGCCAACGACTGGAAGGCAGACCTCTTTATCTCCATCCATTGCAATGCGGCAGCCGCAGAAGAAGCTCAAGGGACGGAAACCCTGGTGTACAGCGAGGACAGTGAGGAAGCCTATGGCCTGGCCGAATGCATCCAGAACCAGATCGTCCAGAGCCTGGGGACCCTGGACCGAGGTGTGAAGGAACGTCCCGGTCTGGCCGTGCTTCGGGAAACGGATATGCCGGCCGTCCTTGTGGAGACCGCTTTCATCACCAACGAGGACGATGTGCAGCTTCTGATGAATCGGAAGGACGAATTTGCCCGTGCCATCGCCCGCGGGGTGACGGATTATGTTGCCAGGAAAGGTTGAGACACTATGAACCCGTGGAAAATGAACGATGATTTCCTTTTGGGCTTCCTCCTGGGCATACTGGCTGGCATTCTTTTCTTTACTTTACTCCTCTAAAGAAAATGACTTGCCAGATTGACCCAGGAGCCGTCTTTTAGAAGGGATGGCAGCCCATGGAGCCCTGAAAAAGAAAAATCCCGCCAGAGTAAGGATATGACGGGATACCGGCCTTTCGGCAATTTTGATGGAAAGAGGGTGGGGATGATTGAGAAAAAACGTATGGCTCTTGCTGCTATGCTTGCTCTTCTGCTGTCCGCAGGTGTCCTTGGCTTCTTCGTATACCATCACGGAAGAGGAACTAACCCGGCTGGAGGAGAATATCAGCGAACTGCAGAGAATCAACAACGGATTACAGAAGGAATCCAGTCTGCAGAAGAAACGAATGCAGGAATTGGAGACGCAATTGACCGAAGCACGGACCGAATTGCAGAAAGCCAGGGAACTGTCCAATCAGCAAGGGAGTCGATTGACCGAACTGAAGACGACCTCGATACGGCAGGAAGAATCCTTGAGGATTGCCAACGAATCCTTAGCCGCGTACGAGAAAGAAAACAATAGAATACAGAAACGCCTGAAGGTACAACGGAACCTGGCTTATGGGATTGGAACGGTTCTACTGGTGGCTTTAGTGCGGCAATAAAGAAAGGGGCTTGAAAATGATTTCTCATTTTTCACAGCCCCTTCTTTGTTTTAAAGTGTTGTTTTTTCACTTTCACATGGGACCAACAGTCCCATGCCTTTTAGCCCTTCTTTCAAGGCATTCATATCCTCCTTATTTCTTGCTTCGACACTGAGAGTGTGTTTTCCCTGTGTCAGGGCTGTGATTAGGAGCCCTTTTTCCTTCCGGAGTCGGTCCATATACTGACGCACATCCCTACGACTATACAGGTCCATGGCTATCCGAATTATCCCATATACAGCATGGGACAGAGTCATCCCATGGATAATTCCTCCGTTGTCTACTACTACATTCAGTTCATCTTCCAGCTCTGCTGCATCCATGTTCTGGCTCTGGCAGTTCAGATCTTGCCAAAATTCCTTCCCTTTTTCTGGGTCTTCCAACTTATAGCCTCGCGCTGTCGAAAGAATTTTTTTACCTCCGCTCCGGAGAATGGCCACGTCTCCTACAATGATCTGCCTAGTAACATTCAAGACTTTGGAAAGATATGTCCCGCTTAAGGGTTCCTCTCCTTGTTCCAGCATTTTATACAATTGTGCTCTTCTTTCCCGGTTGTCCATGATTTTCCATTTACCTGCTTTCTCCATAAAGAATCTATTTCGTTAAAGATTCCTGCAGTACTGACGATGTTTATAACCTAAAAGAACATGTGGCATTACTAGAGAACTTTTTTGATTATAGCACAAACTTTCATATAAATTGTGAACAATTTATATTTTTTATCTCATTAATATGCAAATACCTGTGACCAGCATGCAACTATCATATGTAATATGTTATTAACAAATTGTTATTCAACTAAATAGACATTAATATATATTAATATTCACGAAAATTCGCTTTATTGATCTTCTATATTACCCAAAGAGCATTTAGCTAAACAGATGTTGCAATATTACTTAAATTTGAAATCGACTTCTATTACAGTACTTATACTATAATTTCGGCTTTTTTGAGGGTATATATTTTTAATAGCGCAATGAGCTTACTACGGTGAGAAGAGAAATGCAGACCTTTTTTCTACATGATTTCACATGACAACAAAACATAACTCTGACACTACATTTGACATAGGCGGAACAAAATATGGCAGTCGACGAAAAATTTTCTAAAGAAGAGTTAAAAACTAGAAGGGGCATACAACAATTTTTTTTTGAACGACTTAAAGATGAAATTTACTAAAACTCTTTACGGCGCGTTATAGTTCCAGTGGTTATATATCGAATCTATAAAATAAATCAATGGAAATATAGAAATCTGCAGCAAATCGGATCAATTTTACTCTGAATAAAAATAAGAGGAAACCTCATAAAGGACAAGCCGATCACTGAGATTTACGGACTTTCTATCTTGCGATACTCCATTGCACCATTAACATATTTACAAATGAATGACTTTACGTCTTTCATTAAAGCTGCCAAAATTATGACTTTCCAAATCACTTTTCAAATTGCTCTATCCCCCTCGCAATTGCCTCGGCAATCTTATCTAGAAAACTATCCGACAAAAGCAACTGTTCTTCCCGAGCATTGGTCATAAAAAGACACTCTACAAGGGCACTGGGCATGGTGGACTTCCGATTGACATACAGCCCGGAATCGTAGATGCCCCGGTCCGGTACATTGGCCGTTGTCATCAGCTCCTTCTGGAGGATGGCAGCAAAACGTTTGTCATAGGGAGTCTTGGGGGTATAATACGTGGAATATCCGCCCACACTTCGGTCCGTACTTGCATTGCAGTGGATGCTGAGGAACAGGTCGGAACCGGATTTTTCGGCCACATCCACACGGGCCTGGAGCTCTTGCTGGTCCGTTGCAGTTGGCCCATAGACGTCACGATCACTGAGCCGCGTCAAATAGACTGTAGCGCCCTTTTGCGTAAGAATCTTCTTTACACGAAAGGCAAGGGGCAGTGTAACTTCCTTTTCTTTGAGCCCGGTTTCAAGCCCATGGGTACCAGGATCTGTACCGCCATGCCCCGGATCAAGGGTGATCCGTTTGCCTTTAAGACCGCCACCTACCCGGTATCCACGCGTAAATACCGGCGCCACATCAATGACTATGCGATTCGGCCGCTTGGTTGTCGTATCTGCTTTTAAAGAAAAGATTTTAAAGTCAGCCAGGGTTGGTTTTTCATCTGTATGTATATGAATTAGCGTTCCGTTGGTAGTTTTTTGGAAACGGACCGTTTTCACATGGGTGGATTCACGGGGATGGTAGACAGGCGCAATCGAAGCAGCCAGTGTACCGTTAACAAAAACATGGGCTTCTCCTTCTAAAATCTTCATTTCGTAAGGAAGCGGTTGATTTGACTCAATGACAACCCGCAACTGCCCTGCCTGATTGACACCGTACGAAACATCCGTGATATGCCCCGAAGCTTCCGCACGCCCCCAGCAGCAAAACAACATACACAATACAGCAATCCATTTTTTCAATATTTTTCAGCCCCCTGATTTGCAAATAGTTTGCATTTGCATTTAATTATAGTTAGAAAAACCAAACTTGTCAATAAAAAAGCCAGGTTGCTGCTTTAATATTAAAAACTAGAAATACCCATCACGGATTGTATTTTTCAGACAGATACTTAATAGAAATTACAGTATATACTTTTTTCACCAAATAAGATGCCATCATTGCTTGTTGTATAATCATTCTAGTAAAATAGAAAAATGCAACTATTTAGACAGAAAAAATAGAGAATTGCGAGACTAGAGTAGACTGGAAAATGAAAGAACATAATGATCCAGTTTACTATATCAAACTTTTATCACGGCTTAGAAAAATGATAATGCCAAGTGATGGTTGAACTAAAAATGTTGAAAAACAGGATGCTCCTAACGGGCATTTTTTTTGCAACCGAAAGTACTTAATAGCACCCTTTTTGTCCTGTTATTCCTGAAAAACAAATTTTCAGGAGGTATTCGTTATGAAGGGCGAACAGAAGAGACAGATCATTGCCCTGCGCCGTGATGGGGCAGGGTATGGCAGCATAGCCTGCCAATTGGGCCTTTCCATCAACACCGTGAAATCTTTCTGCCGGCGAAAAGGACTTGCCGCACCGCCGACAGAGTCCGTTTGTGAGCAGTGCGGCAGCTTCATTGAACAGGCCACTGGTCGGAAACGGAAGCGGTTCTGCTCCGATGCATGCCGGAACAAGTGGTGGAACTGCCATCTGGAACTGGTGAAGCGGAAAGCAGTCTACACCTTTACTTGTCCGGCTTGCGGGAAGGAATTCGCTGTCTACGGCAACAGCCATCGGAAGTTCTGCTCCCATGCCTGCTATGTCGAGTATCGCTTCAGAGATGGTCGCCATGGATAAAAGGTTATTTCGTAATGAAGCAACCTTCCAGGTGACGATGTATCTGGCGAGAGTGATGCTGGCGGAAAAGCTTATCACCGAGAAGGAGTACCAGACTTTCGAGCAGGAGATGCTCCATAAATATCAGCCCTTTTCTGGCGATTTATATACTTGCTAATTGGTTAAAAAAGAGGGATATATAGTGTTGAAAGGAGCTGATTCTATGCGGACTATCCGTAAAATCGAACAAAAAATATCCGGACTGAAACAACGAAAGAAAGTTGCAGCCTATGCCCGTGTCTCCATGGAATCGGAGCGGATGTACCATTCCCTTTCGGCACAGGTCAGTTATTATAGCAAGCTGATACAGAAAAATCCGAATTGGGAATATGCCGGGGTCTATGCGGACTACGGCATCTCTGGGACGGGGATAAAGAAGAGGCAGGAATTCCGACGGATGCTGGAAGATGCCGAAGCCGGGAAGATAGACATCATCCTGACCAAATCCATCCAGCGGTTTGCCCGAAACACGGTTGACCTTCTGCAGACGGTACGTCACCTGAAAGAACTGGGTATTGAAGTCTGGTTTGAGAAAGAAAATATCCATACCATGAGCGGAGATGGAGAGTTGATGCTGACCATCCTTGCCTCTTTTGCCCAGGAAGAAAACCGATCCATCAGTGATAATATCAAGTGGCGGTTTCGTAAAAAGTTTGAACAGGGGATTCCTCATGCAAAGTTCTTCGTTTACGGCTATTGCTGGGAGAAAGATAATCTGGTCATCCAACCAGAAGAAGCCGCGATTGTCAGAGAAATTTTTGATGCCTATCTGCAGGGCAGAACCAGAAAAGATATATTACGGGAACTAAAGCGGCGGGAGATTCGCACCATGTATGGGAACTATTTCAAAGATGCCAGTATCAGGCAGATTCTTACGAATCGGATTTATACGGGCGTTCTTGAGATTCAGAAAACCTTTGTGACGGACCCTATTACTAAACGCCAGGCCGTTAATCATGGAGAAAGGAATAGGTATGTAGTGGAATGGCATCATGAAGCCATAATTTCTTCTGATATGTTTGAACGGGTTCAGCAGGAATTAAAGAATCGCAAGGAAATGGGAATGCAGCGGGGCGGATATGCCAGGGATTTTTTGAACACCTCTTGCTTTACGGGGATCATCAAATGTGGCATCTGCGGGAAAAGCTATGTCCATCTTGTTCGGAAATACAAGGGAAGGATACGGGAATACTGGACCTGTGATTCGCATAAGGGCAAGGGGACAAACTGCGGGGCCTATGGCTCCATCCCGCAGCCCGCTTTGAAAAAAGCATGCGCAGCCGTTCTGGGTACAGATGAATTTGATGAAGAACTGTTTGTTCAGCGGGTAAAGAAGATTGTTGTTCCTTCTTATCACACGCTGGTATTTCATTTCAAAGATGGAAACGTTATCACACAGGAATGGAAATCGACAGCCTTAAAGGATATGTGGACGGATGAGCAGACGAAAAAGCAGAGGCAATGGATGGAAACGTATCATCAAAATGATACGTCCGGCCGTTATACCGCTTTTTCGGAACGTATTGTATGTCCTGCGTGCCAGACAAAATTCATCCGTTGTCTAGAGAAACGTAAGAATAGACAAGTCGCTTATTGGCGCTGCCGGGGAGAGAACAGATGTATTCATGTAAGAAGCATCAAAGAAGAATGGCTGCAGCGTATGGCAGCAGAAACAATGGGAAAATTGGAATTTGATGATACAGCATTTAGGACACAGGTGCAGCGTATTGAAGTACAGGATAACGAAACATTGCTGTTTCAATTTAGCGATGGTCATATGAAGGAGGTGAAGCTGCCATGAAAAAAGTACAGGTTATACCTGCTACACTACAGAATTACACGGAGAAGTCCTTTCATAACCAGAAAAAGAGAAAAGTGGCAGGATATGCACGTGTTTCAACCGATCGGGATGAACAGCTTACCAGTTATGAAGCCCAGGTGGAGTATTATACCCATTATATAAAAGGTCGCAGCGATTGGGAGTTTGCCGGAATATATACGGATGAAGGAATCTCAGGTACCAATACAAAACATCGGGAAGGGTTTAAACGAATGATAGCGGATGCACTGGCAGGAAAAATTGATCTTATCATCACGAAATCTGTCAGCCGTTTTGCCAGGAACACGGTGGACAGTCTGACCACCGTGAGAAAGCTGAAAGATAAAGGAATCGAAATCTATTTTGAAAAAGAAAATATTTGGACACTGGACGCCAAAGGAGAACTCCTGATTACCATCATGAGTTCCCTGGCACAGGAAGAGAGCCGCAGCATCTCTGAGAATGTAACCTGGGGACACCGGAAACGGTTTGCTGATGGGAAGGTCAGTCTGGCATTTAGTCATTTTCTTGGCTATGATAGGGGAATGGACGGAAACCTGATAGTGAATAAAAAGCAGGCAGAAATCGTAAAGTTGATTTACCGTTTGTATCTTAGCGGATACACGTTTCATTCTATTGCAAAAGAACTGACGGAACGTAAGATTCCCACTCCAGCTGGCTGCAAAATCTGGAGAGCTAACACGATCCGAAGTATTCTCATGAATGAAAAGTATAAAGGGGATGCCCTGCTTCAGAAAAAAATCACGGTTGATTTTCTGACAAAAGAGACAAAGAAAAATGAAGGGGAAGTGCCACAGTATTATGTGGAACATAACCATGAAGCTATCATCAGCCCGCAAGTATTCGATTGGATACAGGAAGAAATCAAGAGGCGGCGTAAAGGGGGAAAACGTTACAGCGGCGTATCCATCTTCTCCAGTAAGATTAAATGCGGCCAGTGCGGTAGCTGGTACGGAGCCAAGGTCTGGCACTCAAATGACAAGTATCGCAGAACAATCTACCAGTGCAATGACCGGTTTAAGAGTCACTGCAAGACACCACATTTAACAGAGGAAGAAATTAAGGAAGCCTTCATCCGGGCTGCCAATCAGATCATCAAAAACAAAGCAGAAATCCTGGACAACATCACTCTGTTGAAGGAGCGACTCACTGATACGGAATCCTTAGAAAAAGAACGGGACAGGCTCGGTACGGATCTGAACCTGTTGGCTGAACGGGTACAACAGCTCATTGCCGAAAATGCCAGAGTTGTACAGAATCAAGATGACTATGAACGGAATTATTGTGAGCTGGTCAGCCGATATGAAGCGGTAAAGGAACAGTACGACAAAACCTGTGAAGTCATTCAGTATCGCAAAGCACAGATCCGGCAGATGGAGAGCTTTATCAAGGAGCTTCAGGGTCAGGAACTTATCAAGGAGTTCGATACTCGGCTATGGTGCAGTCTGGTGGATGTTGTCACGATATACAGCAAGGATGATATTCGGGTAACCTTCAAAAATGGGACAGAATGCTGAAAAAGATAAAATTTTTATAAAAATTGGTGCTAACCTATTGACAAAAAATGCGGGGGGGGTATCATTCTTGATGGGTATATTTTTATAAATCTTACATATTATTTCATGGAAACTGGATGCATATGTTTCTAACTCAAATGGGCAGTGGTGCAAATGTTTTGAAATGGAATATGGGTCAAAGTTAATGATTTTACTAATTAAAAATAAAGAAAGTGAAGATGATTATGAATAAGGTCTACAAATTAGTATGGTCAAAAGTGCGGAACTGTTATGTGGTGGCTTCTGAATTGGCGAAAAACCACAGTAAAAGCAAATCCGGGAGAACCGCCATTATTGGAGGGATATTGGCAACAGCAGTTTTAGGCTTACTGCCGGTGGACATGGTGTCGGCTGCAATCCCTGCAGCGAATCAGCCCCTTATAAATGGGTCGGGCGCCGGTCCGAGTGCTGTTGCTATCACGCTGGGAGATAATACGACCGGTGTTTTTGAAGTGACTGCCGGTAACCATTCCTTTGCGTTGGGGAGTGGAGCTGTTGCATCCGGCTGGCTGGATATGGCCATGGGGGATGGAACAAAGGCTTCCGGGGGCTACAGTCTTGCCACCGGCGTGCGTACAGAGGCAAGCGGAGCTATATCGACTGCCATGGGGAAGGAAACAAAAGCAACGGGTTCAAATGCCACAGCTATGGGCTGGAAATCAGAAGCCACGAGTGATGAGGCTTTTGCGGTAGGTTATCAAGCCAAAGCCAACGGTCAGTGGTCAGTTGCGATGGGGCTAAATGCGGAAGCAACCACTGAGGGCGCCATTGCTATAGGTGCTAGTACAGAGGCCGGGTATCACGGCTTTTCCGGAGGATCTTACAGCAAGGCGCTCGGCATGGGCAGTGTGGCCTTAGGAGGGGGTAAGACGGAGCATGACGCTCAGTTCTCTTTTGCTGTGGGAAGAGACGCTGTTGCTAAGCTTACGAACTCCGTGGCCCTTGGAGGCGGATCGGTGGCGAAGAGAGCCAAAGGTAAAGTCGGATATGACCCTCTGAATTCCACAATGTCTGCTTTTAATCGGGATAACCACAACGCCGATACAACGGGCGTATGGAAGTCCACAGAAAATGCCATTGCCGTGGGCGATCCGGACAATAAGATCACCCGTCAGATTACAGGCGTGGCAGCAGGAAGCGAAGATACGGATGCCGTCAATCTGGCGCAGGCAAAGGCCTTGGGCCCCCATTATTATAGTGTGGGCGGCGGCATAACCGGTGATTCGTGGCATGATACCGAGCGGGGCGAAGGGTCCAATTACAATAATGACGGCGCTACAGGAATCTATTCTCTCGCCGCAGGTATAAAGGCAAAAGCTGAAAAGATCAAGGCGACGGCCATCGGATATGGTGCTCACGCGTCGGGCGAGAGCAGTATTGCCATTGGAAGCAGTACGACCCATGAAGACTTTGGCACCAATGCTTTTATTGGAAATATTGCCGCTCCGGAAGCAACAAGCCAAGGGGCGATTGCCATTGGATCCGGTACAGTCGCTTCCGGTTGGTTTTCTACCGCAATCGGAGAAGGAAATAAAGCGACCGGAAATTCTAGTGCTGTTTTAGGCGGAGCTGACAACACGGCCAGCGACTTGAATGCTGTGGTTTTAGGCGGAGCTGGCAACATGGCTAGTGGAGTGTTTTCTATCGCGGCTGGCAGTAATTCTGTGGCGTCAGGCAGTGAGAGCATCGCCATGGGACGGCACAGTGAAGCGCATGCCTCAGATAGCTTTGCTGCTGTAGGCGGTAAGGTGATGGAGGAGGCGCAAAACGGTATTGCATTTGGCCGGGGAGCGATAACGAGCGTAAAAGATGGTGTGGCACTGGGCTCCCAGTCCCTGTCCCGGCGGGAAGCCGGGACAGCCGGCTATGATCCCTTCGGAAAGGATCATTCCGACGATATGACGGGAGCCTGGAAATCTACGGGCGGTGATGTTTCGGTCGGGTATGCTCATTATGTCCTTGATGGTCCTCGGCCCCTTACACGCCAGATTACAGGCGTGGCAGCAGGCAGTGAAGATACGGATGCGGTGAATGTAGCTCAGTTGAAGGCTTTAAGCCAGGATCTTCAGACGGATGTTGCAAACGGAAAGACGCACTATTATAGCGTAAGGAGCAGCGCGCAGGACGCGGATTCCAATTACAACAATGACGGTGCCAAAGGCGAGAACGCACTGGCCGCCGGCAGCTACGCGACCGCGCAGAAAGAATCCGTTGCGATAGGGTATAAGGCACAGGCTCAGGATGCGCGTTCTGTTGTTATCGGTATAGCAGCCAAAACCATGGATACAACCGATGGCGGTAATATATCCATTGGGTATGGCTCGCAAGCCGGTCAAAAGGTGGATTCAGGAAGCTCGGGCCTTGCTGCAGCTGTGGGAATGAACGCGAAAGCAACCGGTTGGGGCAGCAGCGCCTATGGTACAGAAGCCAAAGCGCAAAACAGCTGGTCGACCGCCGTCGGAGATTGGGCGCAGGCCAATACAACAAAAGGCCGTGGCGGTACTGCAATCGGCACCACCGCCAAAGCAGACGACGACTATGCAACGGCTGTGGGGCTCGGCGCCGAGGCAACGGCTGTTAATTCCACGGCTCTCGGCATGCAGGCGAAAGCGACACAGAAAGATTCCGTCGCTTTGGGAGCCGGTTCCGTTGACCGTGCCGCAACAAAAGAAACAAAAGGCACCATCGCCCTTTCTGACGGAACGATCAGAGATTACGGAAACTTTGCCGGCAGTAATCCGATCGGCGTTGTCAGTGTAGGCGCCAAAGATAAGGAACGGCAGATTATCAATGTGGCAGCCGGAAAAATCAGTGCAGACAGCACCGATGCTGTAAACGGCAGCCAGCTCTACAGCCTGGCAGGGGAAGTAGGCAAAAATGCCGAAGCGATTGCCAAGAATACCCAGGATATTTCCAACATTAAAAACAATATTACCAATCTGACTACCGAAGCCGGAAAACACACCACAGTTAAAGCCGGAACGAATAAAAACTTGACCGTAACAGAAGGAACAAATACGGAAGGCGGCAAAGAATACACCGTTGACCTCAGTGATAAGCTCACCATCGGAAAAGCCGGTGCTGACGGCAAAGACGGACACATGGGCATCAACGGTAAAGACGGCGTATCCGGTGTAGGCATTGACGGAAAAGACGGAATCTCTGTCAAAGGCGACAAGGGAGAAGTGGGCATTAACGGCAATGACGGCATTTCCATCAAAGGAAAAGACGGCAAAGATGCGGTATCCATTAACGGCAAAGACGGCGTAGGTCATATCGGTCTTACGGGACCTGCCGGGACAAACGGAAAAGACGGCACCAACGCTGTGGATATTTCCGTGAAGAACGGCTATGACGGAGCCGACGGCACCAAAGGCTCTTCCGGTGTAGACGGCAAAGACGGCATCACCCGTATTGTCTATGAAGACAAGACCGGAGAACACCAGGTAGCCACCCTGGATGACGGCATGAAGTACGGCGGCGATACCGGAGATGTCATCAAGAAGAAACTGAACAATCAGGTGAACGTCATCGGCGGTATCAGCGATACAAATAAACTGACGGCAACAGATAACATCGGTGTCGTTTCAGACGGTGCGGACAATCTGAAAGTCCGCCTGGCAAAGAACCTGGATCTGGGCAATGACGGCAGTGTGAAGACGGGAGACACCACCATCAACAACAACGGTGTCACCATCAATAACGGTCCCTCCATAACAAAAGACGGCATCGATGCAGGCGGAAAGACCATCACCAATATTGGGAATGGCACGAATGCCACCGATGCGGTGAATAAAGGACAGCTCGATGAAGCCGTACAGAATACGAACCGTGAAGTTGGACATGTCGCCAATGCTCTCAACAGGCTCGATTCGCGGGTGAATAAAGTCGGCGCCAATGCGGCGGCCCTTGCTGCCCTCCACCCCCAGGACTTTGATCCTGATGATAAGTGGGACTTTGCTGCAGGATATGGCAATTACAAAGATGCCCATGCGATCGCTGTTGGGGCTTTCTATCGCCCCAATGAAGATACCATGCTTTCCGTTAGCGGAAGTTTTGGCGGCGGAGAGAACATGGTCAACGCCGGTATCACCTTTAAGCTGGGACAGAAGAATAGCGTAGGTCGGTCTAAAGTGGCTATGGCGAAAGAAATTATTGACCTTAAAACAGAAGTACAGCTGTTAAAAAATCAGAACCAGACCATCTTGAAAGCGCTTCACGCAACGGGCGCACAGGAAGCGTCGACAATGGGCGTTACCTTTTCGGACGTGCCTCAGGGACACTGGGCGTATACCTATGTGAAGTTTCTGGCAGATAAAGGCTATCTGAAAGGATACCCGGATGGCGAATTTAAAGGGGATCACGACATGAGTCGTTATGAATATGCTGCCATTATTTATCGGGCCCTTCAGAATGGGGCACCGTTAGATGGCAACATGGTTCAGAGCATGAAAGAGTTTAAACCGGAAATCGAAGCAGCTCGGGAGGCATATCGTTTCCGTGTAGACCGCATTTCTGGCAAAGACAACAATCGTCATAAAGTAGAACGTGTGCGTGTGAATAGTGCCGATAATAAATCAGAGAAAGATTTCCGTGATGTGTACGGCAGTCAAATTGTGAAATAAATAGCTTAAACAAAAAAGACGAGAACCGAAGCGGTAGATAGCTCCGGTTCTTGTCTTTTTTGTTTCGTGTAAATAGTACTGAGAAGGAGTGTTGGATACTCATAGTCGATGAAATTTCAGCTTCAGGCATTACAGGTTCGCTTTTTTCTTTGTCTTGGTAAGAAAAATTTCTTAAAAACATCTTGACAAGAAAACGCGGGGGGGGATAATAAAATTTATAGAA